TTACGCATCTTATCTTTAGCGCCAGCGTTAAATATAGCTGCATATAGTATCCTAAGTAACTCAGGTTCACTAGCTCCATTTAGTATAACTCTACGTTGCTCAGAAGTAACATTGATCTTATCTCTATGTAGCCTTACGAATATCTTATCTGGTTTAACAGATATAACTAAGTCAGTTACTACTGGCATAACTACATACTTAGTACCACTAATAGTAAATATATTACCAGCTTCTGCATATGGTAAGTATATATACTTAGATAGTCTCATTCCGTTATATTCAAATTGAAACTCTACTAACCTTACATTATTCTTAGCTATATCTGCAGATCTATTACCTGCTTTAGGTAAAGTATCTTCCATAAGTTCTTCTTCTGGAGTACATATCTTATAACCAACATATTTAAAGTCTATACTAGGATCTACTTTAGCCATACTGATTCTAATCATTCTGTCTAGGTATTTAGGTATTGCTTTAAATACATCTTTAACTATACCACGGACGAACCTATGGTTCATCTGTGGCGTATGTTCGTCAAGTGCTTTTGCAAGTAAACTATCCATTTTATTCCTTTTACGTTAATTTAACTTTCTATTTAATATAGGATTTTTTAAATTTTAAAATCCTTTAGCAAGATTCCATAGTGAAACTAAACTAGATAAACCAGATGCTAGTGATTTAAGCAAATCAGCACCTAGAGAGTTACTCTCTCTAAGTGCTTTAGCTTTATCATTAACGTGTTTAATCTTCTCTAGCTCTATACTATAAACTTGCTTAATAGAACTTGCTATACAATCCTGTATAGCTTTCTGTTGATCTAGTGTTAATTTAAGACAATCTATATAGCTCTTCTTAAGATCATTCTTAGATTTCTCATACTCAGTATCTGCTCTATGATAATCTGTATCGAATTTCTTAATAGCTATAGTCTTATCATCTAGACCATTACTTATAGCTTCTATAGGTTTACTATAGATACCTAACTCTTCTAGTTTACTATCTGTTAATGGATATACTCTCTCTTCGAAACTATTATCAGTACTACCTTTTATAGCTACTACTATAGCAGACCTGCCAGTTTTACTCTTACATACTGGTATAGGATGTACGTTACCAAATACTTTAGTATAATATGTTCTACCTAGGTATTCAGATTCTGTAGTCTCTATTAAGATACTGAAGCCAGTACTACTACTAGCTCCAGTATCAAGGTCTATTCTATTTCTATTAACAACATTATAAGGATGGCTAGCATTAACACTAGGCATCTTATCGTTTAGTACTATAAAAGTATCAGTCTCTTGGTCATAGTAGCTATTTTTCTCTTCTAGCTTACTAAGTGGTATAAACACTATATCTTCAGCTTGTATACCATTAGCTCTTAGTAACTGAGTAGCAGTTCTAGCTCTATTCTCTTCTAAGTTATATCTATAACCATTGCAGAAGTGTTTCTCGTAGTTATCTCTAGTCCATGTAGATACTATCAGATTAGGATCTAAACAACCAGCTAATAGATAGTTACTATATTCATAGTTCTTACCTGCTATAAACTTACTTATGATACCTTGGTTACCTAAACTTAGATCTAAGCTACCTTCTGATAACTTAAAGCTACTAAGTCTTAACTCTTCTTCAGTAGGGTTCTTCTTAATAACAAAGTTACTTACATTACCAGTATAAGACATTAATAGATTATTATAATCTTCTCTAGTAAGTATCTTATCTCCAGTAGTAATATTAAGTAACATATCGTCTTTCTTACTATGGCTATATACTAACTCTTTCCAAAGTTTAATATTAGCCTTATCAGGACTATATTGTAGTTTCTTATTAAGTATACTACTATCTATACCAGAGTTAAATAGGTTACAAGTGCCAAAGTTCATACCTAGTTTATATTTCTCTATGAATCTAATATAAGCATCTGCATAACTATCAGTATTATTATCGTAACCAGATAGATAACTATGTACATTAGGTATAACACCATTATTGTTTATTAATGGTTTATAGCACTCCATAGGAGTATTACCGTTAGCTATAGCAACAGCTTCGTTAAATAGTTTCTCTAGATCTTCCATAGGCTTACCATCATTATCTAAACCAGTATTAGTAAGATTAGGTCTACCGAATACGTTTCTAGTAACTATGAATATACCTTTCTCATCTACAGAACCATTGAATAGTGTTTTAATAGCATCTGTAAATTCATACTTAGGATATACCATAGATGGTCTATTACGTCTATCTAGTGTATGGAATACATGCTCTTCTGGATTTACATTGGTAAATACATATTTAATAGTATTCCATTTATTAGAGTCTATATCGCCTTTAAGATCATTATTAACTATTTTAATATCGAAGAAACTAGCTACATCAGATTCATAACCTGTAGTTACTTTAGATAACTTATTATCTTTACTAATTATCTTCATAGACTCTAGTTCATTATCGCACTTAGTTCCAGTAGCTATAAGTTCATTAACTTTGCTATAGTCACCAGTTACATTAGCTTCAGCTTTAGCTCTAACTAAATCTTTTTCTACTTTAGCTTTAAGTTCTAGTACAGTCTTATAGACGGTATAGTCTTCTTCTGTAAGATCTTCTACTACTATAGATTTAAATCCAGAACTAGCAAAGATCTTATTAGCTATACCTCTATAAGTATCAGTGCTTACACTATCAAAACCAGTATTAAGAGTAGCTCTTAATACACCTTCGCTATCTCTTAGTCTACTAGATACTAACTTAACAGCTACTGCTAGTGAAGCTAGTACCATAGTACCTAATATATCACCAGTATAAGAACCTTTTATAGTATTTTCATAGACTACTTTCTCTACATCTACTTTCTCTACTACTGGTTCTTCTTTAGCTAGTTTAACCTCTTCTACTACAGGTAGTGGGTTATTAACTATTCTATTCTCAGGAGCTACGTATATAACTCCATTATAACCAGATTCATTAGCTAATCTTCTTACTAATGGATCTTTACTTAATCTAGGATCGTAGATCTTATTCTCTTCTCCTAAAGTAACACCTTCTACTTTAGGTTTACGTAGTGGAGTACCGTTATCTGTAACTACGGTACCATCCCAATACATCTTAGTATTAAGATCTCTTTCAACATCTTTTATCCCATACTCCTGTATAGGAGTTTCTACTACATCTGGAAATGGTTCTTGACCTATAGTTACCATTTTAGACTCCTTATATTTTAATATAAAATAAGCTAGTAGAATAGATAAAGAATTTAGCTATTATTCTCTATACTTTACTAGCTCTAATAGAAGAACATTTACTGTTCTTACTATATAAATAATATCTAACTGTTTATAGATCACTCTGATAGCCTAATAAGCTATCAGAGTGACTTATGTCTATTTTAACCTACTAGTCTAGTTAACTGGTGGTTAAAAGACTCTAAATAAGGTATAACATTTAACTGTTGTTGTTCTAAAGCTGTATTAGAGCGTTGTTTAGCGGCTACTAAACTATCTATAGCTTTATAAAACTTATTTAGAACTGGGTATGGTAGATTACATTTGTCTATTCGAGTTCTTATAGATTTAATTAAATAATCTACTCTAGATTCAATAGTTCCTACTTCGAACATGTTATCGAATCTTTCAGAAACCATAGTCTTTATCCTCCTTTCATAAACGGAGTAGTACAGATACCTATATGGTATCTGTACTACTCTCTATATTAATAATATCTAATTATTTATAATTCATTCTGATATAAATATAGACTACTAGTAGGATGTTACTCCTACTAGTAGTCTTATAGTGTAATTAGGTTATAGCTTATAGCTAGCTATTAGAAGCTAGTTACAACTTTGTAACCACGGATGCACTTTTTAAGAGTCTCTGTAATACCCTCAATATCGAACTCAGCTACGATTGGTAGTGATGGGATGTAAGAGAATCTTGGCTCAATGTGTAGCTCTTTAACAGTGCTGTTAGCTCTTGTAGTTTGAACTTCACGGTTGAATGGTGGTGTATATAGACCGAAACCGAAGTTTAGAATATCAGGAGCTGTGTTTCTATCTGGGTTGCTAGGGTTAATAAAGCTAACGATAATTTTCTTATCCATTAGTGGGTTGCAAGTTGTTACAATAACAGCATCAGTATCGTGTGTTAGTGTAAATGTGTTGCTGCTTACGCTAGCATTTACAGATGGTTGTAGTTGTTGTCCTAGGTATCTAGCTACATAAGGGTTAGTACCGATTACAACTGTTTTTCTTACGCCTGGAGCTAGTTTCTCAAATACGTTAGTATAGTTAGACTCAAGACCCATTACAGTTACTACGTCTGCAATCTTATTCAAGATGCTAGCAGCGATGTCTTGGATTCTCTCGTAGCTTCTTAGGCTATCTGTGTTCTCATTAACTTTTAGTGTCTCTTTATGGAAGAATGGAACATAAGCAACATCTGCATGTGTTCTAGTTAAAGCTGACTCAAGAGCTTTAGCTTCTTTAAGATCACTAAGGTAGCTTGTAAATCCAACAAGTGTATTTACAGCGTTAACACTCATAAGTGCGCTTACAGCTAGAGATTGTTTCTCAACTGTCTCTGCGATAGCATCGTTATCTTCACCAGTCATGTTGAAGATTGGTTTAAGTACGTTAAAGCCACTTCTAAATTCGCAGATGTGTCTATATCTTCTGCTTACAGAGCTTAATAGGATACTTCTCTTTCTGAAGTTGCTATTTGTAACAGCTACATCAAGATCATAACCAACTACTGACATTTTAGCAACAGCTTCTGCGATTTGTTGGCCAACACCAGTTTTAAGATCAGTTACGATAGTACCATCGTCAACTTTCTTAATCTCTAGAATATCAAGTTTAGTAGCATTAAGTTTGATAGTACCTTTATCTGTTCTTACAGAACCAGTAACAGCAAGCTCAACTTTAACAGCATACTCATCACCGCCAGCTAGTGTAGCACCGAATAGAGCATTGTCAGCGTTCTCTTTATCTTGGAAGTCTTTGCTAGACTTAGTATTAAGAACGAATTCACCGCTGAAGTTAGCAGTAAGCTCTTTGTTCATACCTTCTGCTGGTAGTTGGAAGTGTACTCTTGGTCTATGTGATAGGTCAAGTTTAACTTGTAGATCTTTATTAGTAGCATTTTGGAAACCTACGTATAGGTTAGTAAGACTCATACCACGATCTAGTGCGTCTGTAAAGTCTGTTACGCTACCTTTAGCAAGATCAGCTTTAGTATTAGTTACACCGAAAATATCGATGTTAGCACCCATTCTATATGGAGCTGAGTTGAAAGTTTCACCGTTTACAGTAACGCCAAATTTAGCATCTTGAACAAGGAACTCTTTATCAGGGTCATTGTCGATAAATGGTTTAATTTTCAATCTGTTATCGTTAAGTAGTTCATTATCGAAAAGGTGTTTCAAGATTGGTTTTTCGCCAAAGTCTACGTCAATACCTCTTGGAGTAATGTGTCTATACTCTTTTACAAAGTTATCAATATTGATTTTAACTTCGTAGAAAGCATCAGCTGGGTTCATAACGATTAGTGGGAAGAATGCTTCTGCAAACTCATCTTGCTTACTAGTAGCAACTGCTAGAGCAATTGTAGTATAGTAAACTGATTGTAGTTGTTGGCCATCGAATGCCTCTAAGTTGACACTTAGATCTTTAAGTGTTGAATTAAAATCAAGAGCTGTATCTACAGACTCGAAGTTAAGACCAGCATCTTCTGGTTTAACAGAACCGAATGATCCATTAAGAGCTTTAGTATAAGCAGATGGGTTAATAGTCATAACAGCAGCTTGAACAGCAGCAGCTTTTTGAACTGGAGTTAGTTCAACACCTCTGTTACCACCTAGTGACTCTAGGTTAATACCATCTAGTGTAGTCTCGATAGTCTCTTTAAGACTTCTAAAGCTATCTTCAGCAACACGTCTATCTTGGCTAGATAGAGACTCTGAGTTGAAGCTGAAGTCAGCTACTGAGTTACGATCTAGAGATTTATATACTTTTTCAGATGCCATCATAGCATCGAAAATACCTTTAATTTGAGTTTTATTCATACTCATATGGGTTCCTTTATGGTTATTTTTTTATTATATCCTCGTATGTATTAAGTTCCTTGTTATGCTACAACAATCCTCGTTACTAGTATTACTTTATATCCTAGCTATAGATATAAGTATCTAGTTTTTGCAAATAAACATTAAATAACACACTACTATGTAGTTTGCTAGTACCGAAATGATTCTGATATTCTCTAACTATATCAGAAGTCAACATTTTAGCAAATACAGATTGGTTACTTAAAAGTAAGTTACCGAACCCACTATGCATAACAATAAATAGTATATTGTTAGTGCAGCGTACGTTATAGGGTTTTTCGATATTACTCATTGCAATATCCTGTATATAGCTATCGCTAACTTCTTTATCTATAGTCAAAGACTTTAGAACTGCTTCAGACTCTCTAGCTAACCTAGATAGTTTTACGTTATCCATATCTACATCAGTGTTAACAGGTAATCCTAAATATGTCTTAATATAAGCATCAGTAGTCAATAGCTTAATAATATCAGACTCTGGTATACCTATATCTTTTAATCCATAAATAATCTTTCTGTTATTAACATCTGTTATAGTCACATTAGGTTGTTTACTTAATAGAACCTCACCATCTGGTTTACTATTATTAAGATCATTTCTAAAATAAAATTCTATATTAGAAAGTATCTTATCAGATACTGGGTTACCTACTACGTAATCTGGTACAAATAGAGTAGTTAAACCTCTATCGTTAAAATTCTCTTTACCAGTTATAAATTCCATAGTAAAATCTCCTTATACGATTTTAGTATTACATTCTATAGTATAACCTATAGAATATAAACTCCTATAGATAGATACTAAAAAATCAGAAATCTTGAATAGTACTATATCTGTGTATCTTTTTTAAAAGTTACACTATACTTAGATGTATCAAATTGTAAAATATTGTAAATAATGAAAAGAACAAGGAAAGTGATATGAATAGAATAGATATTCTTATAACGTGTGTTATATTATTGTTTAGAGAACGAGAGATAACTAAAGACGGAACTTACGATAGTAGAAACTTAGTAAAGTCTATACTTAATGTTACTAAACCTAAACGTAGAGATATGCTAGAAGGAGATCTTAGTAATCCAGATACATTACTTATAGATCTACTTAACAGAATGATAGCTAATCCAGAAGCCTATGATGATAAAGGTAACTTACTAGCAGAACTTAAAGTTATCTTTAAGACTAATCAGCTGTACTATGATACAGCTGCAGATCAACTTAAAACAGAGATGACAGATGGTGGTATGAAACGTTCTGTTAACTCTATGGTTAATAAAGTTATGCAGTATTATAAATCTGCTATGGTTATACAGAAATTAAATACATTAACTTATAACCTTAATACTGGTAATATAAAGAAAACAGTTAGTGACGATGTAATGGATATACTACCAGAGCTAGAGTCACTATGCCAAAAGACAACTACTAAAGACCCAGGTGTGCTTAATACTTTACAACTCTCTTCTAAAGATGATATGGATAATATAGTTAATAACCTTAAGGCTACTAAAGAAGAAGGTGGTATACTTAAGACAGGTTGGGTACAACTTAATAGAATGCTACAAGGTAAATTTGCCGCCTAATATAGTAATATATTGGGGTATGAGATGCGAGAATTGCTGGGAGTTCCTAAAGCCTCTATGCCTAACTACTTATAGTTAGGAGCGTAAGCAGAAATAAGTTAGAGGATGCTAAATAGAGATGAGATAAAAGGGTATCTATATATACCTTCTCTATGGCTTGGTAATGGATAATCAGCAGCATAGAGTAACTATGTTCAACGACTAGTAAATCCTATATTAGAACATATAGGTATACCGCCAAGTGGTACCGCAATGGTTTAAAGGGAAGTTCGCATCAGTCCTATATTAGATAGGATTAAGATATAGTCTGGGCCTATATGAAAGTATAGGCTGCTATTGCAGTATATAGTCTAACGAGCTATATAGAACATCTCTGGGATTTCGTAAAGGACAAATGGGTACTGTAAACTCTTTACAGCATAATTATAAATCAGGTTTTCTAAAATCTATCTTTATGCAGGTAGCCAGATTTAATAGACCACAAATGAAAGATCCTAAAAAGAAACCAGCTTTAATATATCTTAGTTTTGAAGATGAAACTGTAGATACATTAGAGTATATGTATACATATCTATATTATAACGAAAATAGAAAGCTACCTGAAAATACAGAAGACGATATTAAAAATCTTACTACAGAACAGATACAAGATTATGTTATTAAAAGATTAGGTCAGAATGGATTTGAAAGCATTATAGTAAGGGCAGATCCTTCTATGTGGACCTACCAGAGTATCTTTAATATGGTTAATCAATACGAAGCTAATGGTTATGAAGTACAGTTATTAATTTTAGATTACTTAGCTATCTTACCTACTACAGGTTGTGATAATAGCGGCCCTACTGGCACTGCATTAAGAGATATGTTTAGAAGAATGCGTAACTTTTGTAGTTCTAAAGGTATAGCATGCATAAGCGCCCACCAACTTTCTTCGGAATCTAAAGCACTAGTAAGAAATGGTATACAAGATTCTATGTTTGTAAAAGAGGTAGCTGGTAAAGGTTATACAGAAGGTTCTAAACAGATAGACCAGGTTATAGATTTTGAGATCTATATCTATAAAGCTAAGATAAATAAGCAATGGCATCTTACTGTATGTAGAGGTAAGCATAGAGGAGTAGGAATAATCGATGATAATTTGTTATACTTTACCTTACCATTCCCATACAGAGCTCCTATATTAGAAAACATTAACGATGATCATATAGAAGCTAACGCTGAGGATGATACAGGTGATGATCTATTTGAATAACAAATATATCATATTCTTTAAAGAAAGGACTTAACGATTATGACATTAGGTCAACATCAAGAAGCCTTTATGCGAGATGTAAGTAAGTTACTTATCTACTTACATCAAAATGGTTATGAAGTACGTGGTGGAGAACTATTAAGGACTCCTGAACAACAAGAAATCTACATGAGAACTGGTAAGTCTAAAACTAATAAGTCTAACCACTTAGTTAAATGTGCTATAGACCTATTTATATTTAAAGATGGTCAATGGCTACAAGATAAAGCATCTCTAGAACCAATTGGTAGATATTGGTGTAGTCTCTGTGAGATTAACCAAGCTGGTATGTTTTATCAATCTTTTATAGATACTCCACACTTCGAAAGAAGAGTACAACAACCATAAAGTATAGTAGCAGACTTAAGTCTGC